GACCACAGTAAACCTTTTGAGTTTTATGCGGTTCTACAAAAATATAATACACCAAATCGTAATGGTAGGATTTATCCTGAAAAAATATTAAAAAGAGAATCAGAAAATTACAAGAAAATGATTAATAAGGGTGTTTCGCTCTCTGAGTTGAATCACCCTGAATCATCTTTAATTGACTTAGATAGAGTTTCTCACATTATAACTGATATATGGTGGGATGGAATAATATTGATGGGTAAATTAAGATTGTTAACTTCACCAGGTTTTCACGAAAGAGGTATTTGCTCAACAAAAGGAGATTTGGCGGCAAACTATTTAAGACAAGGTGTAACTTTAGGTATATCATCAAGAGGTGTTGGTTCATTAAAGAAAATAGGTGAACAAAATGAAGTTCAAGATGATTTCGAATTAATTTGTTTTGACTTGGTATCATCTCCTTCTACTCCAGGAGCGTATCTATTTTCTAACCCTGAAGATAGAGGTAATTTCGAGGAGAATTTAGAAGAAGAAAAACAAACTCAGAGAGAACGTCATGTTGGTCCTGAAGCAAACAAGTCTTTAAACTTGATGAATCGATTAAATACTTACTTAAATAAGTAATCATTGATTTTATAAAATATTATAATCATATTTTATAAAAATTAAAATCATGGACGAAAAATATTTTATCGCAAAACTCTACTACGAATTTCCTGATGAAGAAACTGGTAAAGTAAAAAAAGTAAAAGAAGAAAAACTTGTAAAAGGTTATAGCCCTACAGACGTTGAGGCTAAAATTACAAAAAGGTATAGTGAATTAACTTGGGATTGGAGAATCACGTCAATTGCGGAAAGTAAAATTGATGAAGTTATAGAAGTATTGTAAATTTTTTTTCTTAAAAAACTTAATAAAAAGGGGAATCCAATCGGGTTCCCTTTTTTTATTTATTTAATTTTTTTTAAATCAAAATCACAGAAAATGAATTTTTTACGTATGTGACAATATTTATATGAAAAAATATACATTTAAAAAATGGCAAAAGAAAAAAATTTGGTTGAGGACGCTCTTATTCAAATGAAGAATTTAGAAGAAGCGGTAGCCGAGAATGCAAAAGGAATACTTGCATCTACAATGAAGCAAGAAATCAAAGAATTAGTAAAAGAATCTATCGTGTCAGAACAAGGTGATGATGACGAGGAGATTGGAGCAGATGATGAAATGGACATGGACATGGATTCTGATGAAATGGACATGGATTCTGATGAAGATGAAATGGACATGGATTCTGATGAAATGGATATGGACATGGATTCTGATATAAGTGACACCGAAATGTCTGATGATGATGTTATTGATTTATCAGGTTCTGATATTTCTGATGATGACCTATTAAAGGTTTTCTTGGCGATGGACGATGAAGACGGTATTACAGTAAAAAGAGACAATAACATGATTAATCTAAAAGACGACAACATAGATAAAGAGTACATGATTCAAACCGAGTCTGATGATGAAATGTACGAAGACGACATGGAAATGTACGAAGACGACATGGAAATGTACGAAGACGACATGGAAATGGATGAGGACAACGTAAGTTTGGCTGATTTAGGGTTGGAGCAAGATGAAATGTATGAAGAAGACATGGATTCTGACGAAGAAGATATGGACATAGATGCAATAATTGACCAAGTTTTCAGTAATGACGTAGAACCAATGGATGAAAATGACGAAGAAGTTGTTTATGAAATTGAGATGGACGAAAGTGCTGAAGGAGAGGATGATGAAATGTATGAAATGGACATGGATGAAAGTGAAGAAGAATCTATGTATGAAATCGAAATGGATGAACAGGACGACGAAATGTATGAACAGGATGATATCCAAATGGAATCAACTAAACCAAAAATTGGTAAAGGTGCTAAAATTGGTAAACCTAAATTCTCATACAAGAAAACATCAGGAGGATTTAAAGAAAACATGAAACAAGGTACAAGAGGTGTCGGTATGGGTAAAGGACCTAAAAAGTTTGAATTCAAAGAGGAGAAAAAAGACATTTCTAATGCAGTTAAAAAGGAAATGGCTCCTTTCAAAAAGAAAGAAACTAAAGAAGCGGCACGTACTTATGGTATGGGCTCAAAAAGCGGACGCGGTTTAAGAAAAGGAATTACTCCAAACAGAAACCTTACTTTTGAAGGTAGCGAAAGAAATCTAGAACAAATACAAATTCTTAGAGAGAAAAACGAAGAATATCGTAAAGCACTAAATGTGTTCAGAGATAAACTTAATGAAGTTGCAGTTTTTAATTCAAACTTAGCATACGCAACAAGATTATTTACTGAACACTCAACATCTAAACAAGAAAAAATCAATATCCTGAGAAGATTTGATGGTGTGGAATCTCTTAAAGAATCCAAAAATCTATATCGTACAATCAAAAGTGAATTAACATCAACAAATAAACCGTCGATTAATGAATCAATAGAGAGAAAAATTGAAAATTCTCCATCATCTGGTTCAGCGTCGACATTAATCGAATCTAAAACTTATGAGAATCCTCAATTCTTAAGAATGAAAGATATCATGAGTAAGATTATAAAATAAAAAATAAACTTAAAAAAATATTTCCAAAATGGGAGCATTATTAGAATCAGGTCTTGTTGGTAACATCGGTCTTAAGCACCTTAAAGTTATCAAAGAAGACACAATAAACAAATGGGACAGATTAGGGTTCCTAGAAGGTCTTAAAGGCCACCTAAAAGAAAATGTTGCGCAGTTGTACGAAAACCAAGCGTCACATTTGATTAACGAAGCAACATCTGACTCATCTTCAGGTTCATTCGAAACTGTTGTATTTCCAATCGTTAGACGCGTATTCTCTAAATTGTTAGCTAACGAAATCGTATCAGTTCAGGCGATGAATTTACCAATCGGTAAATTGTTCTATTTCGTACCTAAAATTCAGGGATATACAGGTGCAACTGCAGATGCTTTAGTACCTGGTGGTTTTTCAGATTCAGGTCAACATTATGGACCTGTTGGTTCACCGGGTAATTATCCTGGAGACCCTAACGCTGGTTACAACTCAGGAACACCATATGCTAAGAATCTTTATGATTTGTTTTACGAAGGTACAGAACCAGGTTTGAATCCAGCAGGTCTTTTTGACTATTCAAAAGGTAGATTTATTGTTATGACCGGTGGAACTAATACAGTTGCATGGTCAAACGGAGCTTTGATTGTATCAGGTTACACTGTATTCGGAGAGGCCGCTGCAAGTACCAAAGAATTTAGAAAAATTATTGTAGGTCTTTCAGGATTCTCAACTTCAGGTGTTGGTAAATTAATTGGTCCTGACGGCCAGGAAATTGACACTGAATCATTCCTATCAAATTTAGTACTTTATACAGCAAATTCAACAGCAGCAACAAATCTTGGGGTTTCTACATATTCTCCACTTCTTTTCAGAGTTGTTACTCAAAAATACGGTCAAGGAATTGTAGGTCCTTCATATAATGTGGCTCAAGCAGCATTTAGTAGAGCGGCTTCAGGTGGAAATGGTGGTTATTATGATAACGTTTGTGATGTTAATGGTGTCATTTATTTAGAAATTGATGCTCAAGTTCCTGTATGCGTATCTTGTGGTCAGTCAACACCTGACGGATATTCAGGGGCTTCTTTAACTAACAGTACTTGGTCTGGAACTACAAACATTTCCGCGGCATGGAGACGTTACGAAGAACTTGAATTTGAAGATAAAATCGGTGAGGTTTCTTTTGACCTTGAGTCAGTAACAGTTTCTGTAACTGAAAGAAAACTAAGAGCACAATGGTCACCTGAACTTGCTCAAGACGTTGCGGCTTTCCATAATATTGACGCTGAGGCTGAATTAACGGCTTTATTGTCAGAACAAGTTGCGGCAGAAATTGACCGTGAAATTTTACGTGATTTACGTAAAGGTGCGGCTTGGAATCTTCGTTGGGATTACAACGGATGGAAGCGTCTGTCTTCATCAGGAACTACTCCATATACTCAAAAAGACTGGAATCAAACTTTGATTACTGCGATTAACCAAATTTCTGCACAAATCCACAAATCAACACTTCGTGGTGGTGCTAATTGGATTATTGTTTCTTCTGAGATTTCTGCGATTTTTGATGACTTGGAATACTTCCACGTATCAAATGCGTCTCCTGAACAAGACCAATATAACATGGGTATTGAAAGAGTGGGTACTCTATCAGGTCGTTACCAAGTATACCGTGACCCTTACTTCCCTGCTAATCAGGTGTTGATTGGTCACAAAGGTACATCGTTACTTGACACAGGTTACATTTACGCACCGTATGTACCTCTACAGTTGACTCCAACTATGTACAATCCGTTTAACTTCACACCAATTAAAGGGATTATGACAAGATACGCGAAAAAAATGGTAAATAACCGCTTCTATGGCCGCATTACCGTTGATGGAGTTCGTACATTTGATTTGAATGAATTGAGATAATCAATTAATTAATATTAACGAAAAGGGACAAGAAATTGTCCCTTTTTTTGTTTTTTTAGGTTATTAAGATATTTATTTATAAAGTAAACATCATGGCTATAAGACTATTCACAGGAACCACTTGCGGTGGTTTTTCCACAATAACATTCATTGCTGACGACACCACTATTGCGGCAAATCCATTAAATAGAATTTATCAATTAAACACCGGTGTTTGTTTTACTTTGACCGCATCAGGAACAACATCAACAGATAATGTTACCGCAATAATTGCCTATGGTCCTTATACCGCATGCACATTATGCTTAGCACCCCTCAATTCAGGTGGTGTGACATCAACAAATTGTAAAGACTGTGGCTCAGGTAGTTTTTCTTCAAGTACTTTTACACAGGCAATATACACAAATGAACAAAATAGAGCTATTAGACAAAACAACACCGTGGCATTGGGTGGATTTAATGGTTTAAATAATTAAATCATTTAGAAAGTATCCTAATACATTTGGATAACACTTCGGTTTCCCCGATATTATAGACACCCCTCTCATATGCGTGTTTAACTGCATGTATTAAAAATACTGTTGCAACATCACTATTCATAGTGTTTAAGATAGTCTCTAACTGTTCCTCAGTTGAGATTTCCAATCTCCCAAATAATATCGCTAGCGGTTCGTTTTGTTCCATTACTTTTAATAATTTTTTCTTTGACAAAGTTAATAGTTGCTTCTTCAATATTGTCAATACAGTGGTAATTGTCTAAAACAATCTGAAAGAATTCTTTTCTTAATTCAGGTGTCCAAACAAAGTTTTCGTAAATCATATAAAACTCAATTAAAAAGATATTTATAATAATAAATAAAAAAACTCTTTATGACAAATAGAGATAAAAAAATAAATGAGGCTACGGTTTCATCATCTTCGGGAAAATACTCTAATATACCTTTGGTACCTGGTGAAAGATTGTTCAATAAACAACAAATGCAACCATTTCACATACCCACTTCTGAATATGATAGTGCGGAATTAGCGTATGACAGTTATGATGGTAAAATGAGTACACCAAAAAAAGATATACAAAAAAAAGAAAAGATGGCAAGAAAAATATCAAAATATATAAAAAATCACCCTATACAAAGTGATGATGATGGAAATGTTTTAACAGGTCCACTGGATGTAAATGAAGGGTGGGTAGAAATAACTCAAAACACTGATGTCGATTTATTAACTGAAGACTTAGCCGTTTGGTTCGGAACCAAAAAGAAACCTAAAGGTTCAAAACAACCTAAAGGTCCTTGGGTAAATATTTGTCGTAAAAAAGAGGGTGGTGGTCACCCCCCTTGTGGTAGACCTGAAGCATCTTCTAAAGGTTATCCAAAATGTCGTGCTGCGGGTGTGGCTTCAAAAATGACCGATGCCCAAAAAAGGTCAGCATGTCAACAAAAAAGAAGAGCCGAAAAATCTGAACCAAAATCAGGTACAGGTAACAAACCAACTATGGTTTCTTATAAACCAAAAAAGAAAAAAACAAACGAAAATTTAAGAAGTTTAATCAAGAATATTCTTAATGAAATCAAATCTTCTTAAGAATATCAGTTAAAGAACAATTAATTTGAGAGTGAATTACAGTTTCGTAGGACTTTCTGCGCTTTTCAATCTCATTATTAAATAGATAATTAACTCTTTCCCAAGTTCTTGGTTCCATCAAAATAGAATAATGATATACGTGATTTGTCACGAAGGTTTGTTGATGTTGTAATGTCAAAACAATACCCAATCTATCGTTTATAATAATTTTCTTCTCAGATACGGGGGCATATATTAATTCCGTATCACTTTGCTTTAAAAGTTTTCTTGCGATATGAAAACAGGTTTGTTGATACCTACTCATTGCAGCATCAATTTTCTCGTCAAGAGGCCTCCTGTGTATCCAAAGATAATATTTAAGAAATACTCTTTTGATTTTTCTTTTAACAAATTGATAAAGTGTCATAGGGGATGTTTTGTGATTACAAAGATATAAAAGTTTTATAAGTTTTTCTTAAGTGTTTCTAAAAAAGTTTTCCATGTTTCTAAATCATTTTCATTTCTACCAATATTAGCCGAATAACAACATAGAACTACGTTATCTTTGGTATATCCTTTATTTCTATCTAATCTATCTAATGATGGTTGCTGAGGGTGTTTAGTTTTATCGGAGGGTATCAAAGGTACACCAAACCAAAAACAAAGTCCATTTTGTTTGTCGTAAATTTCATTGATATCTTGAACTGTTAATGTATGTTCATAGTTTCTATGTTTAGAGTCGTGTATTAATGTGTTTTGCCATAAACGTATTCTTCTTTCTTTTTGTTTTATACCCTCTAATTTTTTAAATTCAGAATTTTTTCTTTTTTCTCTTTTGTAATTTCTTGTAATACTCAATGTACAAATTTTGCACGTCATCCCCCTTTGACTCTGATAAAACTCATCAGGCGATTTAGTTTCGCCACAAATTTTACATATTTTTTGTTTATCCATACATATAAATATACGGGAATACAAAAAAAAATTAATTATTTTTTCTTTTTTGACCCGCAATAAGGTGGGCTACATCTTTTTTTCCCATCTAAACCTGGCATTGTACCTTTACATACTTGTACACCGTAGCCGTTCGAATATGCACTAGGAAAGACTTTGAATTTGGATTTTGCTGCGGCATATCCCCTAGAGCATAATTTTGTTCCTGTTTTTTTTCTTCCTTCTTCCATCATACCTGTGAAAGATGCGTCCTCAATATCTTGTACACCATCACCTTTAATATGATTCATCATAAAATCAAAAACTTGGTCCATATTATTTTTGGCCTCAGCGATATGGTCCTGAGCCCAATCGTGACCGTCATCTAATATCTCAGTTACCATATCTTGGTCTAACTCTAATAACATATCACATTGTCTTCTCATTTGTTCTAAATTTGAAAAGAACATATATCTATCTGAATAATCTTCGTGAGATTCATTTAATACTCTTTTAACAATACGACTTAAATCGGATTCTGTTAACTTAACTACTTTTTTCATTTTTTATTTACAATTTGAAATTTTATTTGTTTTTTATATGTTGTTACTTCACTATTGATATTTAACTTTAAATCTATAAAATATTCGTTTGGAATTTTGTCTCTTGTATCGAATATAAAATAATATTCATTTGGTGTCTTGTTGACTAGTGTCCA